AATTTTTCTCTTCTACTAATCATACCTTATATATTATTAAAGGTGCGCCACCTCTTGTGGCGACACACCTTAAAATTAACTAATAAACTAAATAAAATGAGAAACGCTAAGAAATTGTTGTCTTACCAGTTGAAGAACCTGAAGCCGTATTCTGCCTTGTGCCAGGAGCCGTGTCTGAATGAGCGACAGCAGCGGCAGCTGTCACACCAAGAGGATCCTCAGCATACAGGCAAGGAAGGTCTACAGATGTGCGCTTAAATGTGAAGGTGGTGTATCGGCCGTCCTTATCGTCCTTAGTCTCTGTATTATTGAGAATCATAGGGCGCTCAGGTTCGCCGACGATATACCATTGGGTATCCTTTACATGCTTATAAAGAATAATAAACTTACCACCAGCATACTGCTCAATGAAGTTATAGAGATCCACGCGAGTGCCACCCATGATGATTACCAGGTTATTCTCGCCAGATGTCGTGATATCTCCCTTCTCTGTCGTAGCCGTAAATGTAGGAATATCATGCGCATCGAAGAGATAAGCCTTCAGGGTGTCGGCGACCTCTGTCTTAAATGGCATTGCCTTGACTTTGCGGTCTTTATCCGGCTGAGGGAAGGCCTTCGATAAATCAATTAAAGTCGTAGGAACCAATACCACCTGGTAAGCAATGGCAGAACCATGGGTATCTCGGTCTGTCACATCTTCGATAGATGTCAGCGCAACGAACGAAGCCATAGAGACTCCTGTGCCACCTATACCGAAGGTAGATGTAGGATCAGCTAACATCTGCAGAAGTGAAACGATGCCGAGCAGCATAATGAGCGTCATGAAGAGAAGACGGCCCTTATGCTGGGCATAATGATAACCCTTGTTAGGGTTATAAGTACGAGAACGTACTGGAATATTGTTTTTCTTCATAATTTTTTCTGAAAATGTAGGCGAGGTACGCCGTACCTCACCTACGAGTTAACAATATATATAATAAGGACTAACGGCCACCAGGAACATTAGGCTGAACAGCCTTGTTAATGGTTCGCTTGCCACCTACGCGACGTTCGAGCTCACGGAACTTCTCGTCCTTGCCGAGAATAACCATGATATAGTCGCCAGCCTGGCTAGGAGTCCATGCTGCGGTAATATTTTCAAACTTGCCACTCTTGGCAATGGCAAGCTGATGCTTGGTATCATCCTCACCAATCTCGATACAGTAAGCTACGCCAGCCTTTGCATTCGTGATATTCTCGATAGCGGTTGCTGTAGTATCAGCATCTGTAATCTGCCAGAAGCCGTTTGCGCCGTTGATCTCTGCACCAATAACAGTTGCAGGGAGGTTGGTAAAGATCTGCTGGAATTCGTAATCGTTGGCATCCATGGCAGCCTTATTGTCGAACTTGCGACCGGTAAAGGCTGCACCACAACCTTCTTTCCATGTGCTCCAGGCACGAACCATCTCCATCTGTTCCTCCATCTTTACGGCGAACATCTCGCCAGGGAGGTTCTCTACAAACTGGATATTGCCAGGAACATCCATAAACATCCAGCAAGACCTACCCTCATATGGGAGCCACTTAATCTGGATAGTAGAGTCAGGAACACGGTTCTTGTAGCCGTTAGGGCCGGTAAAGTCCTGATCCTTGCCATAAGTCTCGCGGCAGTTAGCAAGCCACCAGTCAATATGGTTCTCATTGAGATAGAGAACATGGTTATCGATGGTCATGCCCTCAGAGAGGTGAGTCTTAACGTCGGTAATGAACTCCTTAACCGCATCCAGCATATTAGCTGAAGTATAAGTATTGTAGCTCTTATTAGCAAATGGCTTAATGCTGTAGTCGTGGATGTACCGAAGCAAGGTATACCAGATACCTGTACCTGCATTGAGGTAGCTTGATGCCTGGCCAGTCTCCGGCTTAACATAGATACCACGCATACGACGCTGGTTCTGCTCGTCCTGAGCCTTCTTCAGAAGGTTGAGAAGGCAGAATTCAACCATAGACCACTTGATAGGATCGGAGCCCTCCTTATTGAGATAAGCGATATACTTACGCTCAAGTTCCTTCATTGGGCCAAACTTAACCTTAATCATGGCGTCATCAACATAGCCCATCTCGTTTTCGAGCTGCATGCCACCCTTGTAGATCTCACCTTCCTGGTAGCCCTGAGATACCTCATCGAAGAATGCGTTGAAGAGAATGTCACGATCCTGAACACCATAGCGAACAGGGAAGAACTCTGTAAGATTACGAAGCTCAAGGATTCGGGCAATAAGCGCATCCTGGCGAAGGATAACGAACTGGTCACCCAGTCCTGCATTATCCACGCCTGAGTAATTTGTGGCAAACTGGCCGGAAGCGAGAGCTTTGACGTTACCGAGTTCGTTACGTACCTGGTGATACTTGTAGCGTTCCTGGAGTGATCTCGCGAACGCCATCGCTTCAGAACGGAATGCTTTGCCGTCTGTCTCCTCGTTTGGTGCAGATGCTAAGGCTATCTCAGGATTAGCGACAATGCGGTTCCAGCGCTTTTTCATATCGAACATAGAATGCTCGATACCGAAAAGGTAGTTAGCGTTAGTTTCGAAACCGTTAATAGGAATAGAAGGAGCAGTAACATGAGCAGCAGGTTTGTCATCTGCTGTACTATTAGCCATCTTCTTCATATTCTCAGCGAGAGTGTTGACAGCTGTAGAGAGTTTCTCGAACGGTACATTCTGGCTGTTCTCGTTCTTCTTTCCTGCATCATCATCGTCGTCGCCACTTCCATCGCCGTCAGGATCATCATCCTTTGACTTGTTAGCCTTTGAGACAATGGCATAGAGCTCATTGATCTGCTTCTGATGCTCAGCCTGCTCGGCTGCACTATTCTCCGCAGCGAGGTCATCCATGAGAGTACTCTGGTACTCTTTCTGGTACGCCTCGCAAAGAGCCTTATACTCATCTGCGGTAAGGCTCTTATTCTCAAACTTCTTAGTAAAACCAAGACTCTCGAGAACCTTGTTTAACTTTGCTTTGAAATTCATAAATCAATCATTTAAATATTAAAACAACTTAGATCAAACAAAAATAATATATTAGCTAAATCCGTAAAGGCTCTGCGTCCCCATATAGGCCTCCCCCAGTTCTGCCACCTCTGCAATCGCCTCCAGTAAGGTGCGCTTACCGTCGATGAGACCGACTTCTTCGGCTGGAGCGGTATACAGGCTCTCTCCCTGAAGTACCGGGGCGTCATCATCCAGTTCTGCCAGTTTGGAACGCTGAGATTTCACTTCTGCCAGGAACTGTTCATTCATCGGATCAAGAACATTCTTAATATAGTCTTCAGACTTACCGTCCTTCAGGTCCTCGAAAATCTTATTCTTCCGGCTAGAATTGGTAGCCTTCGCTACAATCTTCTTCAGCCCTAACTTCTCGAAGTATGGCTCAAAGTTCCAGAAGGAACACATAGTACCGATGCATCCAACGAAGTCATGATTCGTTGTTGCGTAAAGTTTCTGACCATGACAGCCGATGTAATAGGCTGCCGATGCGCAGTATTCTTCATAGATGGCAATGATAGGTTTCTTGGCGCTTCGCAGAGTCTCGCTCAATCGATCCATGTACCATGCCTCTCCTCCTGGAGAATTGATATGAAGGAGATGAGCGGATATCTGCGGGTTGTTCTCAGCGGCAATAATATCCTGTTCCAGCTGTTTGGAAGAGAAATACCAGTAGCTGTTTGCTGTCACAACTCCGAATACACGATGATATGCGATTGTACCATCATCCAGAGATGGCGAATTGTATTCATCCGTGAGCTGTACACTTTTCGTTTCATCTCTCTGCGATACCTTGGCAGATATCGCTAACAGCGCTTCATGCGTCTCGTACTGATAATATGTATGAGTCTTGAGATATTCCCGAATCTCAGGAATACTCATCGCCTGTTCGGCTTTTTTCTGTTCAAAGCTTACCACCGTACCATTCAATGGGAATGCAGCTACCATCAGCTGACGGTAGGCATCCTCAGTAATCCATAGAGGTAGAGTGGATAGCAGAAGGGTCTGTATTTCGTCCATTTCAATTAAGTTTTCCACAAAGGTACATATATATAATAGGTATATAAAAGACCTTAAAACAATGGATTCGCAAGCATTTTACACTTAACAATAAGCTTCGCCTTATTCAGATGCCTGACGAGCTGAACCTTCGCCGGTATTGTTTCCGTACCTATATCATAGGTACGTGCATCCGAACGGCCGACGCTTGCGAGCATGACTATCGCACTACGGACAACCTTCAGCTCGTTAAAAATGCTCTCCTCCGCTGCTACATCAACGATAAATGTCTTGCTACAATCCCAATATACACCTCCATTTTCTTCTGCTATGGAAGGCTCGAATGTGAACGGGTCAGCGCTGAAAACGATGCTTTTTTTAGAGCCTCCAAGGAGGGAAACCACTAAAAGACAGGAAAACTCTTTCATAATGTTAAATTTTAGAGCGATTATTACTAATTTTTGAGTGACAGAAATTTGCACTCAGTATGTATTAAAAATAATTAAATACCCCGTTTTTTTTGGTATTTTCGAGGTGTTTTCGGAAAAAGCCGCTGGCGGTAGCGATAAAAGTTCTTCAGGAGCGCATCGGGCGATATAGACCTCAGAGAGTATCTCCTGATGAAATTGTCTACCACATCCTGGTTCCGTAACGGCCTGCCCAACTCTTCATTTTCAATCATGAGTCGATGAAACTCGAAATTGAAGAGAAGTCGAATATGCTCTTCTATTTTTTTCGCCGCATTACTGGATAGATAATTGAAGTAAGCCGGATCCTTACCAGGATGCCCATCCATCTTTGAGCGCCGTGAAGGCAGATATATCTTGAGATTACAGTCTTGCATGACGTCATGGTGAGAGTCTGGCTTGGCCATACAATTCCACACCACATGATACAGATCTGTGGTGTATGGTATTTTTACTCCGCCCGTTTCTGGCTCAATTTCTAGCTTTTTCTGAATGTACTCTGCCAGATAGGGCTCAATTCTAACAGACGCTGTTCGTTTCGAGAGACGTTTTTTTCTTTCCATATCGTTTTTGCTTATTTTTGCTTCCTACCGTCCTACAATCCTACAAATTGTAGGCTTACGAATGCAAAGATACTACATTTCAGCGAGTTACACAAATTTTATCAAACATATTTTTGTCCTACACACTCATTTTTTCGTTTCCTACACGTCCTACAATCCTACAAAATGGGGTATTTTGTAGGACGAAATCTCCAAAAGCGCCAAAATGTAAAAATTTCCTATTTCCTACAACGTCCTACAATCCTACAGCATTTCCTACAAAACCACAAAAACGCAAAAATACACATAACATACTGATAATAAGATAAATAGATAATAATAATAGTTTGAAAAGAAAGACATTTGTAGGATTGTAGGATTGTAGGAAGGCATTTTTCTGAAAATCATTTTCAAAACTTCGTTTTCTCGGTTATTTTTGGATTTTTAGGGGGTACGGGGGATTTTTCGCATCTGGAACACACATAAATGTAAAGAAATACCCACGCTCGCCCTCCCGGGTTTACGTGGGTAAAAATATGCAAAATTCAACTCAAATTTATGCGGAAAACTTTTGGTTTTCTCGAATATTTTTTGTATCTTTGTATCGTTAAATTGGGGTAGTCTATACCTTATATAAGGTAGTTTTCTGGCTCCTATCAGAACGGTTTATCCCCATTCTTACCTGCGTCAGTCTCGTCAAATGGTATGCTGCCAGGCTTGTATTGCTGGGTATTGATATCAGCATTAGCCTCCCCATTTACTCCTGGAGTACTCTGAGCGACGCTCTCGGCGAGGATTTCTCCTCGTCTGAAGTCGATATTATACATCTCCATGAACTTGTCATAGTCGATGATAATTGCACTTGTAGATGTAGAGCGCTCCTTACGCACTCTTACCATTGTTTCCTGGTCGTCCGGCTTGGCTACCTCGACGGTCTCCTCCCAGGTGAAACGTCTAGATGGTACGGTTCCAATATATGATGGATGTGAGCGAAGATTCTGCTCAAGGGTAGATAATGTCGTATTCTCGCTGTTGTATCCACTTCTGTCATATATAGAATACACGCTGCTGAGACGAAGGAACAGAACATGCGTACCAGGCTCGAAAGCGAACGTTTTCTTGTCTCCGTGCGAATCCTTGCCCGTGACACTCTTAGGCTGCTCGATGAGCATTTCCCTGCCAACGAGCACCTGTTTTGTATCGATCATATTATTGACGGCATTGAAGAACATGGCAAGTTTGTCCGTGCTTCGGATCAGAGAAAGCTGGAACTTGATTTTCTCCTGCACAAGTGCAAAAAACTCATCATACGTGAACGGTAGTTTAAGCTTAGAGTATTGCTCTACAAGTTTCACCATTCCGAGGAAGAGGGAAGCCGTCTTCATGAGTCGGTCCATCTCTCCGGAATTGATTACATCACTCTTGAGCTCGCTGTATGCCTCCTGCTTGAGCGCACGAAAATGGTCCATGACTGCAGGTCTGAGCGACAGCACTTCTAGTAATACGTTGGATAGCCCTATATTCTTCTCTATATTCTTGAGCTCCTCAAACAGCTTAGTCTCCTCCGGTGTCCTGTTCTTAGGCTTAGGAACCTCGCAAATGATGACGCGGCTCATCAGGGCATTGTCATCTCGCTGAGGGGTCTCCTGACCGCAAATAACCACCGGCGCAAATACCTTATCATTCTCGATATCCCTTCCCGAGGTTCCACGGCGTTTCTGCTTTCCGTCTCCATCGTACACAATACCCTTCAGCGCCTGAAACTTGGTATCTGAGATATCTTTATTATTGTACTCATCGAGCACGACCGGGACATCTCGAAATGTACCCATGATGGTGCTCATGGCCGCATCAGTACCTGTATTGAGGTTGAATATCGGAATAGTAGGACTTATGAACAGAGATCGGATAGATATCGCAATCTGAGTCTTACCTGAAGACATTGGACCCATGAAGAAGGGCGCCGTGAAGAGTCGGTCCAGACAATGTATGTTACTTCGGAATGCGCACATCAACGCAAAAACGATAGCCCATTTGCCGTTGTCATTAATCTTATAGACCTTATCCATTAAGGATGCCCATTTTCCAAAACTGACCTGCATGTCGGCAGGAATATCATCGTATGTCAGCTGAGATATCAGTTCGTACTTGTCTGACTGGCGCCCGGATCCAGCGTAAATGGTTGAAAACGCAGGAAGATAATAGTTCATGTGATTATGGGTGACAACACCCAGCTCGTTAACCTTCTCAAACACATATTTTCCGTCCTTGTCCTCGTGGGCGATACCATTGGCAAAGGCGAAAAACTGCTCATTCGTCTTCCGGCTCATTCCCTCCGACTGCTGGTTGCCATATACCTGGATCTCCCGGCACTGAACGAAATGGCGGCTCATATATTCTTTTATACGCCTCCACTGCCATTCTTCTCCGTCTGTAAAGTTCACGCCTTCATAGTTGATAAGAACGTCCTCGATGGTACTCATCTTCTTTAGAGAACTTGACAGCACCTCGATATATAACGGCTTGTCGAAGTAACGACGATTCACCTTCAGCACTCGCTTGTTCTGCTCGAAATCTTCGTTGAAGATATGGAGAAGAGGAACCATATAGAAGTCTGCAACCTGAGAGAATCCACGTCCGTTCTTATTCTGGAACATATAGCAGACTGGTATGCCCTGCTTATTAAGGCGAGGATAATACTTGCACTCACGAAACATCTGTGCGTACTCTCCCTCCTTGACATAACTGGGAACTTCATCACCGTCAAAGTCATCATCATAGAGATCATCCTTCAGGGCATTCGCCTTCATTACATTTTTGCGCTTGTTGACGAACGGTTTACGGATCTCGTCGAACTGGCCCTTGGATAGCCCTAATTTACTGCAGTAATGGTTCTTGTTGACAGTTATCACGGTTTCCTCCGCATAGCTGGTCAACTCGATACACCTTGTAATGATCGGAACCTTGTCGCCAAGGAAGCCGGACAGCAGATCGCCATGTATGCGTATATAGAAGTCTATAAAGGATTCTACTTTATCCTCGTGCATGACTCTTATCTGCGAGATTCCTGCCTTGAACATCTCGGCCAGAGCGGAGAGGTAACTACTATCATCGCCCGTTGTCGTATCTATACTGCAGCCCTCTTCGGTTGTGGCTAGATAGCAGCAGATTCGGCGGAGGTTCTGAATATCGGTAGCCGACGGAACGCCTGCTACGTACACAATCGGATTATCTCCATAAGACTCCATGAACGCATCGATGGAAGATGTTACGATAGCAGGCTCGTTATTTCTCAGATTATCCTTTAGGTCGTCAAGTCCAAAAATACCCTGCAGCATATCCTCTTTCTTGAGATTCTCGACATTACGTCGGATATCCCGAACTTTATCTTCCAGAATAGTCATCTTCGTATCGAAATCCTTAGTCATGCTCTTCATATATTCAAGGCGCAGTCCGGCGTCCTGCACGCATGCTACCAGGTTAGCGATAGTATTCATGGCTGAAGCGATTGTAGCCTCGTCCTTGCATCCGCGAGGAACCAGCATTCTTTTCATCGCCTTCGGAAATGTTTCAGTTGCATCGATTAACTTCTGTTTTACGCCATCCTTACAGAGCTGACCGTAGCTGTCTGGATCATATCCCTTCGGTAAGCGAACGCACCTGACGCTCGCTCCTGCCGTCAATAACAGTTCACTATTCTTGACGGCAGCCTTAATCCCTGCGCTGTCCGCATCGTAGATCATTACAACAGACTGAGTGAAGCGCATAATGAGTTTTACCTGGTCATCGGTAAATGCTGTTCCCGATCCACCGATAACGTTCTCGACCCCATATTTATGTAGAGTGACAACATCGAACTGCCCCTCTACGAGATAAGCAAAACCCTCTTTCGCTATCGCCCTTTTTGCTTGGAACAGTCCGAAAATATGCCGACCTTTTCTGAAAATGGGCGTCTCTCCGGTATTAACATATTTGCCAACTTTATCGTTCGGAGTAACAATTCTTCCGGAAAACGCAACGACTCTTCCAGACACGTCGTAAAACGGGAACATTACGCGGTCTCTGAAGAAGTCATAGTTTCTCCCGTCTTGAGACTTGCCTACGACTCCAACATCTTCCAATATCTGCAGATTGTACCCATTCTCCACGAGATACTTCATCGCTACATTACCATTCGGAGCATAGCCCACTCCATATTCTGCAAGCACCTTATCTGTATACTCGTAACCGCGTTTTTTTAAGAAGCTCTCCGCTTGCGAGATATTGCCCTGGTAGAACTTTGCGGCAGCAGCAATGGCTATACGGCGAGATTCAAGCAATTTATACGCGGCATTTTCTTCCGGAGTAGATTCCTGCTCCGGAAACTCAACATCAGCGAGCTTGCAAGCTATTCGCAATGCCTCATTAAAAGTTATCTGGTTGTATTTCTGCAGAAAGTCCAGAACGTCTCCATGCTCACCACACACGAAACAATGGTACGTCTGTCTAGCCTTATTAACCATCATAGAAGGATGACTATCATTATGGAACGGACAGATACCCTTGTAGTTAATGCCCGCCTTCTGAAGATTAATATAAGCGCCTATCACATCAACAATATCAAGTTTACTCTTGACATCGCTAATGAAGTCTGAGTTGATTTTCATATTTCTTATTTTGTTTAGTCGAACAGATTGAGCTGTAGGGAATCGAATGCTTCAGATATCGTAATATTGAAGTATGCTGCCACAGCTTTATACTCTTCTGGTTTTATAGCCTTACGGCCGAAGAAAATATCCCAGTATCTTACCTGGTTAATACCAGTCTCCTTAAAAAAGAACTTGCTTGGATGGAAGTCCTCAAGATGACGGAAGCGACACTCAAGCAACTTCTTCAGGCGATTCTCCTTAACAACCTGATGTTTGTCGTCCAACCTATGGCGAAGCGCATATAATCGAACGGCCATTACGGAACGATCGAGTTGTCGTGCCATATCCTCAAGACTCATTCTTCCGTAATTCCCAACCAGGTATGCAATTTCGTTTTTGTTCCATTTTCTATTACTCATAATCACATATTGGTCTATTATTATACTCGACGTATCTCTTTAATTTGAGACAGAACCAGCCATTAATACAAGCTCTGCCTTCTTTGCAAATTGCGCATTTCTCATACATAAGCTATTTTGTTTTTATATGCTCCAGGTAATATGCTGCCACCTGCGCTAGTGATCTTAGCTGGAGCTTAGCCTTAATATTCTCCCTATGCCGTTGTACGGTTTTTACAGATATATAAAGACGGTCTGCGATCTCCTGGGCGCGCAAGCCTTTAGATATAAGTTCTACTATATCTAACTCACGATCAGTAAGCTTAGAGTCTAGTTTAGGCTTGCAGATGACACCTTCCATTCTGCATTCGCCACGCAACGGGCACTTGACCTCCTCAAAATGAAAGAAACCGTCTGCGTCGATATCAGGAGTATGTGCATCATATTCGCCGAAATTACATCTGCAGAACCTAGATACAATGTTGAATTCGTATACCTTGCGATTTAGTTCGCTCGCCGTATACAGCTCACACAGAGCCCTAAAGGTTTGAGGATATCTGGTTTTAATTAGGTCTAGCATCTCCTCGATAACTTCGCGGCTGTCGGCCGTAAGTTCCTGGACAGGTTTGCCCAGTTGCTTATACATAACATCACCTTCTGGTGTATTGTAAAACTCGACTGACTCCATACTTACTCCTCCGGAAAAAGTTCGCTCTCCTGCATACCTAGATACTCAGCGACAATTCCTCTGCATAGAGCGTTCGGCTTGGACTTGCCTTGAATCCATCTGTAGACGGAATTATTAGATACCTTGCATTTCTCCGCAAGTGCTTCTACAACCTTACAACGAGGGTATGGAAGACTCTTCATGTACTCACTAAAACCCATATTTTTTAAAATTTTTGTTTGAAATCATCATTATGTGCGACATTTTTT